AAAAACTTCCTGTTTGACCCCAACGGAACGTCTGTGGACGACTGCATGGGCGTTGCGATTGAGAAGTATGTGGGCATCCACAAGATCGTCGAAGGCATCGAAAAGGGTATTTACCGCAAGGTGAACATCACCCCGACGTATGAGGACACCGATCTGGAGCCAACGCAGGAGTTGAGCCAGTACCGCGACGAAAAGGTGCGCCTGCTGACGTACTACGGCCTGGTGCCGCGTGAGTACCTGACCGACAAGAACGAAGAAGTCGAGGAGCTGTTCCCCGAAGACAGCGCAGCCGAGGATTATTCGGACATGGTGGAGGCGATTGTCGTGATCGCCAACGACGGCCTGCTGCTCAAAGCAGAAGAAAACCCGTACATGATGAAGGACCGTCCGGTCATCAGCTACCAAGACGACACGGTGCCCAACCGGCTGCTGGGCCGTGGCACGGTGGAGAAGTCCTACAACATGCAAAAGGCGATTGACGCCCAGGTGCGCAGCCACTTGGACAGCTTGGCCCTGACAACCTCACCTATGATGGGCATGGACGCCACCCGCTTGCCACGCGGCGCTCGGTTCGAGGTCAAGCCGGGCAAAGCGTTCATGGTCAACGGCAACCCAGCCGAGATTCTCTACCCGTTCAAGTTCGGCGAGACCAGTCTGAACAACCTGAACACGGCGAAAGAGTTCGAGCGCATGCTGCTGCAAGCCACCGGCACGCTGGACAGCCAAGGCATGGTCAGCCAAGGCAACCGCGACGGCGCGGGCATGAGCATGGCGGTCGCCACAATCATCAAGAAGTACAAGCGCACGCTGGTGAACTTCCAAGAGGACTTCCTGATCCCGTTCATCCAAAAAGCGGCGTTCCGGTACATGCAGTTCGACCCCGAGCGCTATCCGAGCGTGGACATGAAGTTCGTGCCAACGGCAACGCTGGGCATCATCGCCCGTGAGTACGAGCAGCAGCAGTTCATTGGTTTGCTCCAGACACTGGGTCCAAACACCCCGGTGCTGCCGCTGATTTTGAAGGGCATCTTGAACAACTCCAGCTTGAGCAACCGCTACGAGCTGATGGCAGCGCTCGATCAGATGAGCCAGCCAGACCCACAAGCCCAGCAGATGCAGGAAGTGCAGCAGCAGTTGGCACTGCAAGCGGCTCAGGCTCAGATTGCGGTCAACACGACGCAGGCCGAGCAGAACCGGGCAGAGGCGCAGAAGCTGCTGACCGAAGCGCAGCTCATGCCGCAGGAAGTGCAGGCCAAGGTGATCGCATCGACCACCAAGAACCTGCCAGCGGGCAACGAGTCCAACGAGTTTGACAAGCGGGTTAAGATCGCTGAGTTGATGCTCAAGGAAGAGGACATCAAGAACAAAGGCAAGATCGTCGAGATGCAGATGGCTGACAAAGCCAATCAGCGGTCAAAAGACGAGAATTTCCTTAAGAGCATCATAGGCGACTGATGGACGCCAAGAAAATCCTGCTGTCTGGCGCATCAACCGAAGCAAAACTGGCGGCTATCGCCATTTTGCTCGGTAAAGAGCTGCCCGAAATCCGCGCAAAAGTCTATGAAGTCGAGAAGCTGCAAGGCCCACAGGGTGAGCCTGGCAAAGACGGCAAAGACGGCATTGTGGGTAGGGACGGGGCCGACGGTCGTGATGGCAAAGATGGCCGCGACGGCAAGGATGGCAAAGACGGCGAAGACGGCGATACAGGCGTCTCTATCGTAGGCGCTAAGATCGACTTTGACGGCTCTTTGGTCCTGACGTTTTCTGATGGCACTGTCACCAACGTCGGTGAAGTCGTAGGCGAGCGCGGCGCGGCTGGCTTGTCGGGACCTGCGGGTCCGGCAGGGCCTCCAGGTGAAGGTTTGCTTAACCTTGATGGCGGATACCCAAACAGCGTGTACGGCGGCGTTAACCCAATAGATGCAGGTGGTGTGTAATGACAGTTCAAATTCAAATACGCAGAGGGGAAGCCGCAACATGGACTTCAGTTAACCCTTTGCTGGCCGAGGGTGAGCTTGGGGTTGAGCTTGACACTGACAAGTTTAAGATCGGCAACGGCACGGACAACTGGAATACGCTTCCATACGCCACAGGCCCCATCGGGCCTACTGGCGCGGCAGGCCCGACAGGACCTACTGGCTCTACTGGAGCCATCGGACCAACAGGGCCGACTGGTCCAACAGGTTTAACTGGACCAACCGGTCCTACTGGCGCAGATTCGACAGTCCCAGGGCCGACTGGTCCAACGGGGGCTGTTGGTCCGACCGGCCCAACAGGGGCTACAGGCTTGACGGGAGCAACAGGCCCGACAGGCGCTATCGGCCCTACCGGCCCTACTGGTGACACAGGCTTGACGGGAGCCACTGGACCAACCGGACCCACTGGCCCAACTGGTTCTACAGGAGCCACAGGCTTAACCGGGGCTACAGGCCCGACAGGACCAACCGGCGCTACAGGACCAACCGGCGACACCGGCCCGACAGGTCCAACTGGCGCAACGGGTTTAACCGGGCCGACAGGCTTGACCGGACCCACGGGGCCGACAGGGGACACAGGTTTGACTGGTCCGACAGGACCGACCGGACCTACAGGCCCAAGCATTACCGTTCAGGATGAAGGCTCAACACTGACCACAGCATTGACAAGCCTTGATTTCACAGGCGCTGGCGTAACTGCCACGAACACGGGTGGCGCGGTAACGGTTGCCATCACTGGTGGCGGCGGTGGTATCTCCAGTGCAGACATCCAAGAGTTCACCTCTACTGGCACATCAACATGGACTAAGCCAGCAGGTGCAAAGCTGGTTTATGTGCTGATGCAAGGTGCTGGCGGTGGTGCTGGCTCGGGCCACAAACAACTTGCAATTCCAGTAAACCCAAACCAAGGCGGTATGGGTGGCGGTGCTGGCGGGTGGGCTGAACTTTGGATTCCTGCTGTATCTCTTAGTTCTACGGAAACAGTCACTGTGGGCGCAGGTGGTACTGGCGGAGCGGCTGAAACAGTATCTGGCAACGGCAACAGCGGTGTTATTGGTGACAATAGCAGTTTTGGTTCTTGGGGCGTTGCCCGTGGTGGGTCTGGAGGGACTGGCGGTTCAGCAGCAACACAAGGTTCTGGATCAACAGGGTCTACCACCGCAAATGCCCCAGCTATTTTTGCTTCTCAAACAACTACAGCAAGTAACTCAACTTTTTATTCAGGACACGGAGGCAGTAGAAACGCTGGTCTTTCTGGTTCTGCGGGAGGTCGAGGAGGTAAAAGTGCTGGAGGCGGTGGTGGGGGTGGAGGCATAACCATAACTCCATCATCAGCAACCAGTGGTGGAACAGGAGGGAAGGGCGGTTCTGGCGTTATTGAAAGCAGCACAGGAAACACTGGCGGCGGCGGCAGTGCTGGCACTGGCGGTGGCTCTGGTAGCAACGGCGCAAACTCTGATAATTACTATCTTGGCGGCTCTGGTGGCGGTGGGGGAGCATCATCAACAACAGCAAACGGCGGCAATGGAGGCAATGGCGGTTATCCCGGCGGCGGCGGTGGTGCTGGCGGCGCTTGCTTGTCTGGTTTTGACTCCGGTGCTGGCGGCAACGGCGGTAATGGCTACGTCCGTGTCGTGACATTCTTCTGAGGTTGATATGCCAAAACAATTCCTACTCAATCCCGATGGCAGTGTTCCTGCCAATGCAAATGTTGAAATGCTTACAGCCGCTGGCATCCCGCTGGTGATGCCTACACCAATGCCCCGTGAAGGTGGCATGGTGGCTGTTGAGCAAGACCCGCAACAAGATGCTGATGGTGTGTGGCGACAAGTGTGGGTGTTGCAACCTGCACCCGAGCCGGAACCAGAAGAAGCAGAATGAAAATAGCTGTTTATGCCATCAGCAAAAATGAAGCGCACTTTGTTAAACGATTTTGTGCTTCAGCCAAAGATGCCGACTTAATTGTCATTGCTGACACAGGGTCAACTGATGACACGATTCAGTTGGCAATGAACGCTGGCGCCAGAGTCTTTGAAATATGCGTAAAGCCTTGGCGGTTTGACAAAGCCAGAGATGCTGCCCTTGCGTTGCTGCCACCTGACATCGACATCTGCATCTCGCTAGACCTAGACGAAGTGCTAGAACCGGGATGGCGCAAAGAGATTGAACGTGTATGGGCAACAGATACAACCCGTCTGCGCTACAAGTTTGATTGGAGTAATGGTGTTGTGTTCTACAGCGAGAAGATTCACCATCGCTACGGCTACCACTGGCATCACCCAATCCATGAGTACATCCGGGCTGACAACAGAATCCCCGAGGTCTACGCACACACGGATATGCTGCTTGTCAGTCACCATCCTGACGAAACAAAGTCACGCAGCCAGTATCTGCCATTGCTTGAGTTGGCGGTCAAGGAAGACCCGTACTGTCACCGAAATGCTTTTTACTACGCCAGAGAATTGACGTTCTATTCTCAGTGGAGAGAGGCCATCCCTGCGCTCAAGAAGTACCTGACAATGCCTCAAGCAAGCTGGAGCCATGAGCGATGCTATGCCATGAGGTTGTTGGGCAAGTCACACGAAAACTTAGGTGAAGTCAAAGAGGCTGAAAAGTGGTATCAGGGCGCTTGCCTTGAAGAACCCAACACCCGTGAGCCGTGGGTGGATTACGCCATGTTCTGCTATAACACTCATGATTGGGAGACTTGCTACTTTGCAGCAACTAGAGCGTTAAAGATCAAAGAAAAGCTGGAGGTCTACACAATGGACCCCGCTGCATGGTCTGACAAGCCACACGACCTTTGCAGCATTGCTGCGTGGCATCTAGGCCATAAAGACAAGGCAAGACAAGAACTGGACGAGGCTTTAAAATTCAAGCCCGAAGACCCCAGACTACTCGCCAATAAGGAATGGATGAAATGACCACCGTAGACAAAACAGACGCTCGACTGTCAACTCACGAAGAAGTTTGTGCGATCAGGTACGAGCAGATCAATGCGCGATTAAAGCGCCTCGAAACAATCTTAATTCAAACTGCTGGTGTAATGATCCTGTCAATGGCTGGCACTATATTCAGTGCCATGTGGATTCTCAAATGAAAGACTGGGCCGTTAGCTTCATCGCTGCGGCCCTCCTTTGTGGGCTGGTGGTCTGGTGCGCCAAAGTGTTTGTCGAGGTGTTGTATGTTGGCTGAACTTGCTCTTGCGAACGCCGCATTTTCTGTCATCAAGCAAGCCCTAGCCAACGGCAAGGAGCTGTCTGCGCTCGGCTCACGGGTGTTCGACTACTTCGACAACAAGGCAGTGATCCAAGAACGGGCCACCAAAAAGGGCGGCGGCAGCGACATGGAAGAATTCATGGCGCTGGAGCAACTGAACGCTCAAGAGGTTGAGTTGCGCGAGAGGATGGTCTACGAAGGCAGACCCGGCATGTGGCAAGACTGGCAGAAGTTCCAAGCCGCTGCTGCCCGTAGGCGCAGGGAAGCCAAGGAAGAAGCTGCCAGAGAAGCAAAGAGGCGGCAGCAGCAGCTTGAAGACATGGTTGAATACATAGCCATCGGTGTGGGGGTTGTTATCCTGACTGCCCTGCTGGTGGGCGGCATCGTTCTTTACATGAAGCACCTGAGATGAGCGAAAAACCTGAGTCCATCATTGACAAGGTGTTGACCTATGTAGACAGCCCGTTCAAGCTGTTTGCCATCCTCATCATGGGTGTGGTGGCCTTTGCCGGGTACTTCCTTTGGCAAAACCAAGAGTTCATGTTTGACGCTTACAAGGAATCAAAAAAGCTGCCGGAGATTAACCATGCCCGTGCCGATGATGCCAGCTCCATGCTGCTCAAAAAGACGGGTGCAACCGTGGTGGCGGTGTTCAAGGTCAACCCGCTGTTCAACAGCCGGGTGCTATACAAAGCCTACACCAAGGACGGGCGCGACAAAACGATTGAAGACATTGATGTGGGGCTGTTCAGTCAGAACACGGCTAACAACTCTGATGTGGTCAAGCTGATGACCAACGAGATCCCGTGCGGTGACTACCGCTATGCTCAGTCTGAGGTGGGCCTGTGGTACTTGGAAAAGGGCGTGACGTTTACTTGCCGGGTCAGCGTACCACCAGACAGCCATCGTTTTGTTGGCCAGGTCACGGTCGGGTGGGCAGAGCCACCAACAGACATCCAACAGGTAAAATTCATGCTGGAGATCGCCAGCGCAATGCTAACCAAAAGGGGTAATTGATGCTTTCACTATTCTCAACTCTTGGGGGTCTGCTAATCTCCGGCCTGCCAAAGCTGCTGGAGTACTTCCAGAACAAGGCCGATCAAAAGCACGAACTGGCACTGGCGCAGATGCAGACCGAACGCGAACTGCAAATGGCTGCCGCTGGCTTTGCTGCGCAAGCCAAGATCGAGGAAATCCGCACTGAGCAGGTCGCCATGCAGACCCAAGCGCAGATGGCCGAGGCCGAAGCTGAGATGGTCAAGGGCGCACAGGACCACGACAAGGCCGTGCTTGCCAAGGCATCCACATGGGTAGCCAGCTACGTGGGAACCGTGCGTCCTACGGTGACGTACATTTTTGTGATTGAGTTGGTGCTGATTAACTTCTGCATGGTTTGGTACATGTTTCTGAACCCCGGCCTAATCACCAGCATTGACGACATCGTTCGCTACTCCGACCTGATTTTTGGTTCTGACGAGATGGCTATGCTTGGTAGCGTGATCGGTTTTTGGTTTGGCTCACGCGGCTGGAGCAAGAAGTGAAAACTTCTGACAAAGGCATCCACTTGATGCACGAATTTGAGGGCTACCGAAACAAGCCCTACAAATGCAGTGCAAAAATCTGGACTGTTGGGTGGGGCCACGCCATGTATGGCGATCAGTTGCGCCTGCCCAACGTGCGTACAGGAACCTACACCGGGATGATCCGCGATGACTACCAACTCAAACCCGAGGACAGCCGGGTCTGGTCGAAAGAGGAACTGGTTGAGATTTTCAAAGATGATCTCGTCTCTTTTGAACGCAGTGTTCTTCGACTTGCTCCCAATCTGGCTGGCCATCAGCGCAAGTTTGACGCTTGTGTCGCTCTGGCCTTCAATGTAGGAAGCGGCAACTTCCAGCGCAGCACCATCCGCCAGAAAATTCTGCGCGAGGACTGGGAGGGCGCTGCGGAGGCGTTCTTAGCTTGGTCCAAGGCTGGAGGCAAGGTGCTGCCGGGTCTGGTGCGCCGCCGCAAGGCCGAGATTGCTTTATTCCTATCGTGAGAAACACATGACACCAGAACTACAAAAGTATTACGAAGCCAGATTTGACCTGTTCTCCCAGGATGGCTGGCTTGACCTGATGGAAGACGTAGAGACAATGTTAGACGCGATGAATAATGTCTCTACCATTGCGGATGAAAAAAGTCTACAATTTCGCAAAGGCGAGATTTCTATCCTGACTTGGCTGAAAACCCTGAAAGGGGTCAGCGAACGAGCATACGAGGATTTGAATGAAAAGAATGTTT